GCGGTCTTGGTTCCACTAAGTAGTGGTGGTTCAGAGCTGATAAGTTGCATAGAAGGTGAAGCCACAGAAAAGCGGTATATTCAGGAAGAGTGGTTATGTCGATTTCGAAAGAGTCCCCTTCTCGACAAACACATGGTGTCGGCTGCGGAACTTGGCGACTCGGCAGAACGCCGATGGTATTAAGCGGTGAAACAATCGCGGCGAAGATAACGAATTCTACAACTTAAAACTGATAAACACTATGGTAACAAGGAGAATGACAAAGGAGTTGATGGAGGGTGCTACGATGGCCGTGGCGCCGACGGCTGCGCACCCAGTGGACGATGTGCAGAAGGGAACGACGGTGGTAGCGGAGGAGGTATCGGTGGCAGCAGCTGCGGAGCGAGAGGCTGAGACAAGGAGGTATGAGTGTCGCCGAGTGAGGGAGGAACGGGAGGCGGTGGTGCCGCAGGAGCTGAGTATCGAGGCGCTGCGAGCCGCGTTGGAAGAGAGGAGACGTCGGATAGCGGTGACGTCGGAGGATGTGGCGTTCCTGACGGAGGTGTTCCGCTGTACGGCACGTATGGTGCGTGGGGCGGTGTCGTATGAGCGAGACAGCAACTTGGCACAGCGGATCCGACTGGCAGCACGTCAGCATGGATGCGCGGAGGTGTGGGAGCTGCCGGTGGTGGAGACGCTGCACGACGCGAACGGCTGCATGGTGCAGACGCTGGGCAACGGGGTGCTGTTGGTCTTCAGCAAGCAGTTCGGGTGGTGTAGGGTCTTCGCCGGCAACAGGTTGGTGCGTCAATATGACGAGGTGCGGGTGTGCGACATCGAGGCGATACAGCAATGGGCCGGCAGCTTACCGGTGAAGCACGTGACGGCATGAGCGGAGAAAGGAGTGCGAAAGCTATGGAGTATTACGATGGAAGATGGTGCATCACGCTCGACGAGTTGGTAGAGGGCGGTGTGATGAGCCTGTCGAACTACAAGCGGATGGTGCGTGAGCAGCGGCTGAAGGTCTTGCGGCAAGGACGCGGACCGGGCAACTACGCTCTGGTGAGTGTGGAGTCGTTGCCGGATCGCTTCAAGGAGCGCGTGTATGCCGCGTATCCGTATGGCGACCGCCAGATGTTGGATGGCTGGGTGCGCTCGAACTATGAGTTGGATCAGAGAGCGGTGGTCTACTTCAACGACCTCGAAAGCACTGGTGTGGGGCTGAGTGCGGAGCGTAAGCATGAGTATATTGTGAACGCTTCGGTGCTGAACTGCTGCATCAAGCTGCACGACAACGGTGTCCTGATCAACAAGCTGATGGGCAGAGGCTACGACTGGGAGATGATGGCGGCGACGGTGGAGAGCCTGCGTCGGCAGGTGGGACATACGTTGCCGACGTCGACGCTACGGTTCCGCAAGAAGGTGGCTGAGTACCGGCGGGAGGGCTACGGGTGCCTGATCAGCGGGAAGTTCGGGAACCAGTCGGCGCGGAAGGTGGATCAGAATACGGAACGGCTGATCCTGTCGATAGCGGTGCTACCGAATAGACCGACGGTGCCACAGGTGGTGGAGCTGTACAATCAGTTCGTGTGCGGGGAACTGGACATCTACGATCCGCAGACGGGGGAACTGTTCAAGCCGAAGGACTTCGAGACGAAGGAGGGCGAGCCGATGGTGCTGAGCGAGTCGACGGTGACGAGCTACATGACGCTGCCTAAGAATCGCGTCCTGATAGAGCATAGGCTGAATACGTTCACGACCTTCATGCACGAGTCGATGCCGCACATGCACCGGCACGCGCCGGAGTTCTCGCTGTCGAAGGTGACGTTCGACGACCGCGACCTGCCGCGCAAGCTGCGGGACACGAAGGCAAGACCGAAGGCTTACTACGCCTACGACGTGGCGAGCCAGTGCTGCATCGGGTATGCGTACAATAGGAAGAAGAATGAGGACTTGGTGGTGGAGATGTTCCGCAACATGTTCCGACTGATCGAGCGTAAGGGCTGGGGCTGCCCGATGGAGGTAGAGGTGGAGAACCACCTGATGAGCCAGTGGAAGGAGAGCTTCTTGAAAGCCGGGGTGATGTTCCCCTTCGTGCGCTTCTGCGCACCGATGAACTCGCAGGAGAAGACGGCAGAGGCCTTCAACGGGGCGAAGAAGCGCAGTGTGGAGCATCGGAATCATGTGGGCATCGGAAGGTTCTACGCTAAGAACTCGCGCTACCGGACGGAGAGCCAGAAGGTGTTCGACGAGGAGAATGACCGCTATGAGGACTATGAGTACTACAGCTGGGAGCAGCTGATCGCGGAGGATATGCGGGATATAGAGGAGTATAACAATGCGCTGCATACGAATCAGCGGAAGTATCCGGGCATGACGCGGTGGCAGGTGTTGGAGGCGAATCTGAATCCGACGTTGCAGCCGCTGAACCGCGCACTGATGGCACGCTATGTGGGCGAACATCTGCAGACGACGATACGACGGAACAGCTACTGCCGGATCGAGTACACGGACTGGTGGCTGAGCAGCACGGAGGTGTTGGAGAAGTTGGCGCCGAACAATTATAAGGTGGACGCCTATCTGCTGCGTAATGAGGCGGGCGAGGTGACGGACGTGTATATCTATCAGCGGGATATGTTGGTGGATCGGCTCGAGAACGTGGGCACCTATAATACGGCAGCGGCAGAGACGACGGCGCAAGATCGGGAGGTGTTCGTGGAACAGCGGAAGAAGATAGCCGCCTTCAACCGCTACATCAGCGAGCACGCGATACGCCGAGTGGGCATCGTGGAACGACCACGTGTGGCGCTGCCTGCAGAGGAGCCGGGACACCGAGGGGAGAGCTGCGCCGACCTGCTCGTAGAGCTGCCACCGCCGAAAGAGGGCGTCGAGGACTGGATGCAACCGCCCACGAGGAATATGCCCCACCACGCATTGGAAAGCCTCTGACAGCCGAGGGCGCAGAGAGATAAACCCATGTATAGATGATGGTAGATAACTATAGATAAAAGTAACACAACAAAGACATAACTATGATTACGACAGAGGTACAACAGAAGATCATCAGCGCGATAGAGACGAATCGCGCCAACTACCCGAGCGATGCGAAGCACGCGGCATCGTTAGGCATCAGTAGCAGCGTGTACAGCTCGCTACGCAACGGAAAGACGGAGCGGATGATGAGCGAGGCGATGTGGATCACGGTGGCGCGCAAGTTGGGCGTGCATCTGCGTGGCGAGATGGAGTGGCGCCCGGCGAAGACGGAGACCTACGAGTTTGTGACGACGCAGCTGAAAGCGTGTCAGGAGAGCGGTCTGAGCGCCATACTCTGCGACCTGCCCAACATCGGGAAGACCTATACCGCCCGGCTGTATGTGGGCAGCCATGCGAACGCCGTGTATGTGGACTGTTCGCAGGTGAAGACGAAACGTAAGCTGATCCGGAAGATAGCGGCGGAGTTCGGGGTGGACAGCAAAGGAAGCTACAGTGATGTGTATGATGACTTGGTGTACTACCTGCGCTCGATAGAGCGACCGCTGATCGTGTTGGACGAGGCGGGCGACCTACAGTATGAGGCGTTCCTCGAACTGAAAGCGCTGTGGAACGCGACGGAAAGGTGCTGCGCATGGTATATGATGGGTGCGGACGGACTGAAGGAGAAGATCAACCGCTCGATAGAGTGCCGCAAGGTGGGCTACACGGAGATGCTGAGCCGCTATGGCGACCGCTACAGCCGTGTGACGCCGGAGGACGGTAAGGAGCGCGAGAAGTTCTTGATGCGTCAGGCGGTGGCTGTGGCGCGGGTGAACGCTCCGGAGGGGGCGGACGTGGCGGCCTTGGCACGCAAGACGGGTGGCGGACTGCGACGGGTGTACACTGAGATTGAGAAACTAAAAAGACAATAAGACTATGAGCAAGAGACAGGTTAGAAAGGAAAGTGTCGGTGCGGATAGAGGATATCGAGATTATAACATTTACGGTGAGTGAAATCATGCGATTAAATTTTGAGTGAAAAACATAACACAATAAATATATTGAGAAACATGAAAAGAGCATATAGTCCGAAGGACATATTGAGAAAGAGCTACAAGACGATACCGTGGGAAGGACGCTGGAAGCAATGCTTCGGGGAACCGGAACGGAATGAGGTGTGGTTCATCAGTGGGGCGAGTGCCTCAGGTAAAAGCAGCTTCGTGATGCAGTTGGCTAAGAAGTTATGCGAGTATGGTGTGGTGCTGTACATGAGCTATGAGGAGGGCACGAGCCAGTCGTTCAAAGCCAGACTGGAGCGCTTCCATATGGGGGAGCGACAGGGACGCTTCCGAGTGGTGGATACGGACACCTATGAGGAGTTAGTGGAGCGGCTGAAACGCCCGAAGGGACCGAGCTTCGTGATCGTGGACAGCTTCCAACACTCGAAGATGAGCTATGAGCAGACGGAGGAGCTGCACAGGCTGTTCCCGCATAAGAGCTTCATCTACATCTCGCAAGAGTCGAAGGGACGCCCGATGGGGAAGCCGGCGGAAAGGCTGAAATACTTGGCGGGTGTGAAGATCCGCGTGATCGGCTATGAGGCATACTGCCAAGGTCGCTTCATCCCGGAGCCGGGGGTGCGCTTCACGGTGTGGGACGAGGGAGTGCTGAAAACCACGAATAACCTGCCGGGACATCAACCGACAGATCACCATAAGGAACACGAATCATGAGCGCTATAGAACAAGACCTGTTCGTGCAGCCCCCGGTGACGTTGCGACCGGGGCACATGACGGAGAGGATGGAGAGCCGATGGCATGAGTGCCCACTGTGTCACAGGGTGGGACGCATCATGGGCGAAGATGAGCAACATGAGTTGGTGTATAAGTGCTGTCCTATGTGCGAGGGCAGCGGACGGCTGAAAGCCGAGGTAACGGTGCACTGGGTGCCGGAGAGAAACGGGCATCGGGAGTGAGAAAACGAAAGATCAGAGATAAACCAAGAAAAAACATTGATAAAACCCCAAAACAATGGAAAAAGAAGAGAAACAGTGTGTGAACGGCAGCGGCACCGAGGGAAACCGGAACTATGGACGGTTCTACGCGCTGCTGCATCAACTGAGCCAGACGCCCCATTTGGGGGGCGATGCGGAGGAGATGAAGCGTGACTTGGTGTACCGCTACACGCTGCACCGTACGACGAGCCTGCGCGAGATGACGCTGCAGGAGTATCAGTTGATGTGCCGCACGATGGAGCATCTGTTGGTGGACGAGATGGCACGCCGCAAAGAGCGTAGCCGGGTGCTGCGCCAGATGCAACGCATGGGCATAGAGACGACGAACTGGAGCAGGGTGAACGCCTTCTGTATGGATGCGCGCATCGTGGGGAAGCCGTTCGGGAAGCTCAACGTAGAGGAGTTGGCAAAGCTCCGCGTGAAGCTGTATATGATAGAGCGACACGGAGGCTTGGAACAGGTGGAACGGCGCGTGGGCGCAGAGGCGCTGAAGGCGATGCAATGAGCCGTATGCCGCGAGGTGCCCAGAGCCAGACGAGGATGCACCAAGAGGAATCATT